GCTTATGGCGGCGCCTCTGAAATCATTGATGCTCTTCCAAACGGCAATAAAATAGATGGTGTGGGCGTCTATCTCGCAGAACTTGATCAGAGAAATGCCATAAAGTTTTTGATGCACACCTTGATGGCTGCTAAGAGAGCTGGTTTTTTGACGCTGAAGGCCCCCGTTGTACTCAACAAGGGTAAAAAAGCTCCTATTGTCATCTATTCTGGTTGAACTAGCCGTCTGTTTCGATTAACATTAATTCATGAGCGCTGAGAATCTGATTGAGCAGTACGAAAAGTACGGTAGTATCCTAAGGAAAGTAGCCGATCCTGCGGCAGTGGATCGTTTATCTGAAGCTGTAGGCGAGAGGTTAGTAATAGCTCCTCGCGGTACGAAGATCGAAGACGGTGGAGAGCCCGGCGGCCTGCTGGCTTTTAGTCTTCGAGTCGCGACTGCTGCAAAGTCGATGAGCGAACACTTCGGCGATGCCAAGTCTTTGGTAAAAGTGAGCCTTCTGCACGAACTAGGGAAGCTCGGAGACCTGTCGGCCGACGCCGATTTGTTGATCCCCCAAGAATCCGACTGGCACCGTGAGAAGCTCGGACAGATGTACAAGTACAATGATGCATGTTCCAAGATGAACGTCGCACACAGGACGCTCTGGTGGCTCTCACATTTAGGGTTCGAACTCACCCGAGAAGAGTGGATGGCCATCAACGTTTCTCAAGGCCTACACCTGCAAGAGAACCAATTTTACGCCACTTCCATTGACGGCCTGGCCAGCGGTTTGTTGGCCGCCAGGCTGTCTGTCCTTCGTAAAGACTGATACTTATGCTGTATGAGACTACTACGAATATTCGTTCGTGCGGCCATCAAAGAAGCTGTTGAAGAGAAGGATGCCGACAACCTTCTCACAGAGCCTGACGAGAACGCGGACAGAGACGACGACGCGACTGACGAATTCAGCGGTGCAGCCAACATTGCTGGATATACGCTGCCTTTAGGGGCATCGAATTCTCCCACAACTCTACAACAGCGTGGCGATATCGCAGGAAGCGCTTTCGGTGGTGCAAAGCCTGCTAAAAAGAAGAGAAGAAAAAGACGGCAGTCTGGCGCATAAACACTTGAACAATTGAAGCAATAAATCTAAACTTAGAAAGTCAACATTGTTGACGAGAATTTAACCATTGACCATTGAACATATAAGGAGTTAAAATGGCAATCGACCTAGATGCAATCCGTAATAAACTTAATCAACTCTCTGGAAATAACAGTCGCAGGAACACGATGTGGCGCCCTCAAGAAGGCGAAGAGGCCACAGTTCGTGTTTTGTCCTTTCCGGACAACGATGGCCAGCCCTTCCAAGAGCGTTGGTTCTACTACAATATCGGCAATAATCCAGGCTTGCTGGCGCCCTACCAATTCGGTAAGCCGGATCCCATCCAGGAGCTCATCAACAAGCTGAGGGATGATGGTTCCAAGGAATCGTATGAGCTGGCCAAGAAGCTCTATCCGAAGATGCGCTGTTATGCTCCCGTCGTCGTACGCGGTGAAGAGGACCGCGGAGTGCGCCTTTGGTCGTTTGGGAAGACCGTGTATCAATCTCTCTTGAACATCATGCTGGATGAGGATTACGGTGACATTACGGATGCTCAAACCGGAAGGGATGTCAAAGTCATCTGCACCAAGCCTCCTGGGCGCATGTGGGCTACCACAGAGGTTCGACCTCGAGGAAAGCAGACGCCTCTTGCTGAAGCGAAGCAGGCCAAAGAGTGGATCGATAACATTCCAAACCTAGACGATCTTTATACTCTGAAGACGTACGAAGAGCTGGAGAAGACCGTCAACGATTGGCTGAACGGAGAGGAAGGAACGGAATCTGACGATTTTGGGACTTCGCGCGGTGGTACGAACCAAGAAACAGCTGCGACTGATTCTTCTTCTGATGCTGCTCCGAAGTACAAGAGTTTGGATGATGCCTTTGCCGATCTAGAAGATCTGTAAAAAGCTTTCAGTCGGGAGCAAAACGTCAAGCGGCTTCGGCCGCTTGACTTATATTTGAACACTGCCTTCCTGAATTCTATGATTTCATCACCAGCCGGAGATTAGATGGCCAAGAAAAAAGCCGACGATAGTTTTACCACGGAACTCATAAGCTCTTTGAATAAGGAGCACGGTTCTAAGATCGCCTATAATCTAGCACACGATACTTCTCCTACTCACGTCAAACGCTGGATCAGTACTGGATCCAGGCTGTTGGATTATATTACTGCTAACCGCCACAACGGCGGGCTCCCCGAAGGGCGCATCGTTGAAGTGTTCGGCCCGCCTGGCATCGGTAAGTCACATATTGCTATCCAAGTGGCCCGATCTACCCAACAGATGGGCGGCATCGTCGTTTACATCGATACTGAAAACGCTACGTCTGTTGAGAACTTGTCACTACTGGGAGTGGATATCACGAAGAGGTTTGTGTACGTCGACACCCACTGCACTGAGGAGGTGCTGTCCATAGCTGAATCCACGATCCTCAAGGCTAAGGCGATGGATAAGGATGTTCCCATCACGATCGTATGGGATTCCGTTGCAGCCTCTTCTCCGAAGGCAGAGTTGATCGGTGACTACGATAAGGAGACGATTGGATTGCAAGCCCGGGCCATCTCAAAGGGGATGCGCAAGATTACGGGTGTGATTGCCAATCAAAACGTCTTGTTTCTGATCCTTAACCAGATCAGAACTAAGATCGGAGTGATGTACGGAGACCCTACCACGACGCCAGGGGGCAAGGCGATCCCGTTCCATTCTTCTGTGCGAATCAAACTGGGAGCCGGCCAGCAGATTCAAGATAAAAATAAGAACGTCGTCGGCATCCACGTCTCAGCCAAAACCATCAAAAACAAAGTATCGGCCCCTTTTCGCGATTGTAAGTTTGAGATCCACTTTGGGATTGGCATCAAAGAGCACGAGCAGATCTTTGATGAACTTCGCAAGCACGGAAAGGAGGTTATCGACGGCCACGAGGTGTCGGTCTCCGGAACTGGGACGTGGAAGGTGCTGACAGTTCTAAACGTTGCGACAGGGAAACCTGTTTTAGAGAAGAAGTTTTACAAGGCTGACTTCGATAAACTCCTAGAAGACCCCCAGTATTCGCCCTATCTAGATGCTTTGTTGAATCGTGCGATGATCAGGAAGATGTCCAACTCCACCGATGCGAATGTTGATTCTGAATCGTATGAAGAGATCAGAGCGCTGTCTTTAGAGTTGGAGTCAGATTTTGTAGACCCGGAGGCTTAAATGACTACCCGGCCCATCCTCCTCATTGATGGTCTCAATTTTTTCATGCGACACTTCATAGCCAACCCCAGCATGAGCGACCACGGCCATTCCATCGGAGGTGTCGTCGGTTTCATGAAGGGGGTCTGGCACTTGTGTGACAGAATATCTCCCAAGCGAGTGGTAGTGGTATGGGAAGGCGGCGGAAGTCCACGTCGCCGTGCTGTGCTCAAGAGCTACAAACAGCGCCGGCGACCGCCTAAGTTGAATCGGTTTTATGCAGATGAGATTCCGGATACCGTAGAGAGTAGAAGCGACCAACTCGCAAAGATAATAGAAGTTCTTAAGACAGTGCCAGTGACTCAAGTTTACGTGTCCGATTGTGAAGCCGACGACTTGATAGCCTATCTTGCCAAGTATACGTTTGCTGATGATCGGTGCGTCGTCGTATCGTCTGATCGTGATCTATACCAGCTGCTTTCAAAGCGGGTCATCCAGTGGTCGCCTGGCCAGAAGAAGTACATCACCATCAAGACGTTGAAGGAAAAATACAGCATCAGTGCTACTAATTTTTGTACTGCTCGAGCTTTTGTCGGCGACGGCTCAGACAAGATAGACGGCGTGCCTCGAGCCGGTCTTGCTTCTATGGCCAAGAGGTTTCCTGAGTTGGGGGAGAACGTTTTTGTTTCAGTGAAGGAGCTCATCGATATTGCGGATGTTCGCTTACAAGAGAAGCGACTTAAGCTCTTCGAAAACATGCTCGAGCACAAAGAAACTGCGCTGCGAAACTGGAAACTGATGTACTTAGATACGGCTAACTTATCTGCAGAACAAGTTAAAAAATTGGATTATTCTGTTGAAAACTTCCCCACCGTCGGTAATAAGATATCTCTTGCAAAGTTGATGTTGCACGAAGGGATTTCTAATTTTGATATTGATGCTTTCTTTGCGTCCGTCAACGCATGTAAGGTGACGAGCTAAATGTACGAGAACCAGAGCTTTACTCATAACGCAGCATCGTTCAGCAAATATGGCAAGCCGTTTCAAGAAAAGATCTTCCAAAGCTTGATGAGTGACAAGGAGTGGGCCGCTCAAATGGTGGAAGTGATGGATCCTTCCTTTTTTGATGTACGTTATCTGCAATTTTTAGGCGAAAAGTTTTTTGCATACTTTGCAGAATACAAGTGTTTTCCGTCTTTGGGCCTATTAGTCACTATCATCCGTGACGACCTCTCTGATAACGATGACCTGGTCCTAAGAGATCAGATCGTGCAATTTCTACACCGGATCAAATCCAGCACAGATTTGGCTGATCTAGCTTTTGTCAAAGATAAAACGCTGGATTTTTGTCGTAAGCAGGCCTTCAAGGAAGCCCTCGAGAAGGCAGTCGATCTGATCCAGACGGAGAAGTTCGACAGCGTACTGACCCTCATGAAGCAAGCTGTCGCAGTCGGTCTGCCGTCCAGCTCAGGCCATGACTTCTTTGAGGATGCTGAAGCCAGATTCGTGAAAGTCAACCGGTTGGTTTGTCCGACAGGTTTAAGTCGATTGGACG